GCGGCAAGGGGAAAGACATGACTAAGCCTACTGACAACAAGAAACCACCGCAAGTGCATCACCTGGCACCTAATCTGGACAAGCAAGCTACGCGACTGCTAGACCAGTCCGGCGCCGAAGTCGCTGCTATTAAGCAGATGATTGTAACTCCAGTAGCTTCAGACGCTGTGCAGCATGATATTACTGATTCGAAAAGTAAAAACTTCGATCAGAAGATTATGATGTTTCCAGAAAGCTATAATGCTTTGCGGCGAGAACTCTACGAACAGTGGCCTGAGCTGTGGCCGCTAGCAGGTTGGGCTATGGCTAGTAAAGCTGAAGACTTTGTTGCTATTATGAACGCAGGCTTGGAAGTGCGAGTGCAATTTGACAGCGGCAAAGTAGATGAAATCTGCCAGATCTACCTTGATCTGCTTAGGAAGAAGCGTGGCCTCGGGCCGTTACACTGAGCCGGCAGTTCCGGTGACTCTTTTTGTGGAGACTATTATGACCAGTCTATCAGAACAGCTTGCCAATGAGATGGCAGGCGAGGCAGCTAAGCCAGCGAAGCGTAGTCGCAGCAAGCTGCCACCGCGAGTGACACACTACATTCTCATTCAGCCGTGGGATGTGTATGTAGTGGATGCTACTGAGGTTCAGGCATCTACTACGCCTGACTTGGATGCTTGGATGCCAGTGGTTGCAGTCAGTCCGTATCAGGCTAAACTCATAGGCATCCGGTTACAGCGGAGGCTTACTGGGCAACCAGGGGTATAACAAGCCATGACTACTGAAACTATCCAGAGTCCGCAGATGGACGCGATCCTCCAGCGTCTGCACCTTCTTGAGACTGCACTGCTTACGCAAGATCCTGCAATGAAGAGCCATGTAGGAGAGATGCACAAGCTGCTAATCTCGCACGAGGAGCTAGTGCATTTGCTTAGTGTGGAGCAGATCTCCAAGCTCATGGAAGCGCAGCAGCTTATCACTAACACCGTGCTTGTCGGCTCTATGACAGGCAAAGCTGGTAAGGCTTCTGCAAGCAAGAAGTCTACTGGCCTCAACATGGGAGACTTGTGATGCCACGATTAAATTATCCGAGCTATCCAGTGTACCGAGTTACGCTGACTATTAGGCCAGCTAACCGGGATAAGTTGAAAGACTTAGGCGGATCTGAGTGGCTCCGTAAAGAGATAGACAAGCTAGCAAAGATGCCTAGACCTGCTGGCGCTGCTAAGCGTGTGCAAACCTGTGCTAGATTTACATCTGAGCAACACGCTACATTTATACGTCTGGGCGGTGCAAACTTCTTAGACGCCTTGATAGAGAATGCAACAGTGGGAGAATTAAAATGACAAATACAAATACAGGTGGAACAATGAGCGCACAAAAACTAAGCATACAAGACCCTACGCCAGTCACTGAGACCCCAGTAAAATACCAGCCAACTGAGCGAGGATACCGATGGCCACAAGTTACGCCCACGCAGTACGTGCAAGAAGTTTGCAGTTCCCGTGGGATTTCAGACTTGAAGGAGTTACTGGATACAACCAATGTCCTGCACTTGAGGTGTGCTGGAATCTCTTACGACCTGTTGGTCAGTTCCCCCACGAGTTCTGGGATAGAACTTACGGCGAGGCTTGCGGAAATCTTTGCTTCTATTGCAAATCTCCAGCTACAACTGGGGGGCTTACTTACAGCTGTGACTCCTGTAAGCGAGGGTGCAGACCGAAGGAATATTTCCAGATCTACCGTGCAACACTTGAGCTAGTACACTCATCATGGCTACCTCCAACACTAGTGACGCAGCAAGAACTGCAATCTTCAATCGACTTGATGAAATCTTTTCTGGGGCCGACACTGGCACAGCAGATTTCTTCAGCGCCAGTCCCACAGCTAACGCGATTGGCACGGCTACAAGCATCTCTGGGAATACCTCCGATAAAGCCTACAGGAAAATTGTAGCTCATGGAAACGTGACTAGCAACTCTAAGCTGCAAGGGCTGCATGAGTGTCCAAGGCGTTACGAACTGGGCATGCTTAGAGCTTCTTCGGGCGCCAAGGATGTAGATCTACCGGGGCCTTCAACAGTCGTAGTCAATTACGATTTTGCTTATGGCCACGCAGTTGGCGCAGGCATTCAAACTTATGCAGCAACAGGCAGCTTAGTTGCTGCGCAGTTTGCTGCGTTCACAGCATGGAGAGCACCTTACGACCAAGAAAAAACTGACAAGAATGGCAAGCCCGCAGGTAAGAGTATCCATTGGGCGTTACTAGCTGTTGAGAAGTTTGCTTGGTTCTACCAGCAGCATCTCAGCGAGTGGGAAGTGCTGACTCTACCGAACGGCAAGCCTGCTGTTGAGCTATCTTTTGCAGTAGACACTGCTAACGGGTACTTCCATGTGGGCCACATTGATACAATCTTGCAGCACAAAGAGAGCAAGAGGCTGGCAGTGTGGGAGGGTAAGACTACTGGGTTAGAAACTGTTGATGAGGCGGCTTATGCTAATTCGTATCAGGCTCTTGGCTATAGTGTTGTTGTGGATGCTATCTCTAAAGAACTCGGACTACCAGGTAGTGACTACGAAGTCTTCTACATTGTCTACTCCAGTAAGACTCGTGAGTTCACATTGATGCCATTCCCTAAGAACCGCGCACAGCGGGCGGAGTGGTTGCAGGATCTACTGATTACACATTCAGTACTTGCAAAGTATGAAGAATTGGAGTTTTATCCTAAGCGTGGAGACTCTTGCGTTAACAAGTGGGGCCGTAAGTGCGAATGGTATGGCACTTGCCAGATGCGCAACTCCTCCCTGTTTCCAGGAGTCGTGCCGCCAAAGCTGCAAACACTGGCAGATTTTCCGATAGTAGACTACACGTTTACGCTGGCCGAATTGGTAGCAGCCCAGCGGGAGAAGTCATAAACTCCCTAACAATAAACGAAATTCGGGGTTGACAAAGGAATAGCTTCGTGTATACTGTTTATTCTGTCGCAAAAATTTATACATTCATCTAGGGGCAAGCCATGAAACTCTCAGACTACAAGCCATCACTCTCTAGGAAGATCCTAGTTTATGGTGGCCCCAAGACAGGCAAGACTGATCTGGTAGGTCAGCTGGCTCAGAGCTACAAGCTCCACTGGTTTGATCTTGAGGATGGTATCAAGACGCTATTCAATTCTCCTAGGATTAAGAAGGAGTGGTTGGACAATATTAATTACTTCCACATCCCAGATACGCAGACGTTTCCAGTTGCTGTTGACACGCTACTGCGTGTCATCAAGGGCGGCACTCACCAAATCTGCCATGCCCATGGCACTGTGAATTGCGTGAAGTGCAAAGCAGATCCTACTGCTAGCTCGCCTATCAACGTAGGAGAATTCACCAACCAGGATGTTATGGTGATAGACAGCGCCTCACAGTTGGCCATGTCTATTATGAACTACATCCAGCGGGACATTATCCTCAAAGATAATTACGATAAGAAGCCAGACTGGGATGACTATGCCAAGCAGGGTCGTGTCCTTGATAGGATCTTTTCGATTCTCCAGCAGGCTCCCTTCAACGTAGTAGTTATTAGCCACGAGCAGCTGGTTGAAATGGAGGATGGCAAGAAGAAGATAGTACCAATTGGCGGTACCTCGCAATTCTCCAAGACATTTGCAAAGTATTTTGACGACGTAGTTTATTGCGAACTCGTCAATAAGAAGCACAAGGCAGCTAGTAGCACTACCTACAGCAACAGCATTGTTCTTGGCTCAAGGGCTGGCAAGGTTCTTGAAACGGCGGAGACGCCATCACTACTGGAGTTATTCAAATGAGAGAATCCATGCTTCTGCGAGCGCAGGCTACGATCACAGGAGATCGCCAGCAAGACTACGGCGATAAGCTGCAGAACTTTTCCCAGATTGCAATGCTGTGGCAAGGTATCTTGGCGCCGCAGCTTGCTCCGACTGCGAGGATCACACCGGAGCTGGTAGCACTCTGCATGATTGCTGTGAAGATGGCAAGGCTTTCCAAGAGTCCTGACCACAAGGATTCTATTCTCGATGTAGCAGGCTATGCTGGCTGCTACTCTATTCTGCAAGATGAGCGCCAGCTGAAACCAGAACTGGCTGGCGCTATCATTGATTCTAGGGCGTTGCCCTGATAGCCGCAATGCGGTCGCAATTGAACTGTTCTTAAACTTCTCATATATACGAGGATAATATGGCTGATAATAAAGCAATTGATGTCAATACGCTGTTTAGCATGGACATTGACCAACTGGCAGACTTGCCTTCCTTTGAAGTGCCGCCTGCTGGCAGCTACGTCTTGGAAGTCACGACTGACGTGAAGGAGATCGTCAACAAGCAAGCAGTGGAAGCTTCATTCACTGTGATCGAAACAGTGGAACTGGCAGATCCTGCAAGCGTTGAAGTGCTTCCTGGAACCAAGTTCAGCACTGCGTTCTTCTTGGACAACCAGTTCGGCGTTGGTAACTTGAAGAAGTTCCTGAAGCCGTTCTCCGAGCACTTTGAATGCACCAACATCGGGGAACTGGTGCGGGATCACGTCAAGCGTGTGCAGATTTCTGGTCTTGTCAAGACTCGCAAGGACAAGGAAGATCCAGATAAGATCTACGGTAACGTAGTGAATATCACGGTGGCTTGATTAGGTTGGTAGCAGTTGGCACAGTCCTTAAAAGCTCGGCGAAGTGACGCCAGCACTGCTACTAGCTTCAGTCCTGAGCATGACTTCAAACTGCTCACCTTCTCCCCAATTCTATTTGGTGGATGCTGTTCAAAGTACTAGCTAGTCCAATGAGCTTTGCGAATAAAGCAACAAGTGGCCGCTAGGAAACCAACAGCATCCTCCAAATAGTTTTAACTACTGGCTCCCATGAAAACACTTCTTCACCTTGGTACTCCAGATGACGGAAGTTACCAGCATAAACTAGCGGGCCTCACAGCAGGCGATAACGTAGCATGGAAATCACTGCTGCGTACACCGCTCACCATCACAGATTTAGAATCTACTGTTGCTAAAAGCACTGGCGGCATTGCTGGCATTGTTTGTACGGATGCAGAATTCTTAAAGAAACTGTTGTTTGCTCAAGCAGATTTCACACCGCCGAACAACAGGCGCGGCATCACGCTAGATGATTACCAAGGCTCACTAATAGAGACTCCGGGCGCCAAGATCCCAGTAGTTTTCATCAATCCTCTAGCCAATCTGATAACGCAGCCGCATGCTACGCCAGCTGCAAAGCGGTTCATCAGTAAGCTAACCAAGCCTGACAGCTTCTTTCCGCAAACCAAGTTCACTTGGACTCTTGCTACTCCCGCCAACCTCGATGCTATCTTCGAAGTCTGGCGCCAAGACAGCATTCTTATCAGCGTAGACATTGAGACACTGATAGACGATCCAGATCGTAGGATCAACTGCGTAGGCTATTGCGCGTACTTTCCTAAGACGCATACTACAGAGTGCCTGGTAATTCCATTCACAGACATGTTCTTCCACGCGTGGGTCCAGCGTTTTAACAATCTCCCACAACCTAAGGTGATGCAAAATGGTTTATATGATAGTCTCTATTTTATGCGCTGGTATTGCCCTATCTATAATTGGCTCCATGATACCCAGCATTTATTCCATAGCATGTGGTCGGAGTACCCTAAACGACTCGATTTCATTACTGCATATGCAATCAGAAAAGTACGCTATTGGAAGGATGATGGCAAGTCTGGTGATCTTAGCGATTACTACCGCTACAATGCTCGTGATTGTTGGGCTACTCTTAATGCGTACCTTGCACTGCTAGAGCTTTGCGAACCCTACGCTATTAAGAATTACCTGAAAGAGTTTCCATTAGTATTCCCTAGCCTCCACTGTGAAGTAGAAGGCCTCAAGTGGGATGGCGAGCGAGCTAAGATTGTTGCTGAGAAAAAGCGTATTGATGCAGACTCTCGTGAGCGCGAGTTTGTCAAGATGATCGCAGCTCCTGCTTTCAATTTGAATTCGCCAAAGCAGGTGATGAATCTTTTCACTGTCCTTGGGCTTGGCAATCTTGAAAGCACTGATGCTGCCAACATGCTTAAAGCTCAAGCCAGTCATCCCTTGAATAACAGAATTCTCACAGAGCTTGTAGAGATTAAGAAAGAGAAGAAGCTGCTGTCAACGTATTTTGTTGCGGAGAAGTTCTGGAATGGGAGACTCCATTACAAACTTAACCCCGCAGGTACAGATACTGGCAGGCTTGCTAGCGGAGCTTCCAACTACTGGTGTGGATTTCCGATCCAAGTTGTGCCCAGGGGCGACGCTGTTAAACAGTGCGTCATGTCTGATCCAGGCTGGCTACTTGCAGAGATTGATAAGGCTCAGTCAGAGGCAAGGTGTGTTGCGTATCTTGCTGGAGAGACTGCCCTAATAGATCTTGTTGAAGGGCCGCATGATTACCACTCCTGGAATGCTGCCAGTTTCTTTGGCGTACCCTACGAGAAAATCTATGACGAAGTCCTGCACAAGCAGTTAGACAAGGATCTGCGGGACTTAGCAAAGCGTGTCAACCACGGAGCAAACTATAACATGGGTGAAAACGTGATGCTTGCAACTATGGGTCCGGCCAAAGTCGCTCATGCTAAGCTCATTCTTAAATTGCCAGCATCGTACTCTCTCAAGCAAGTGTGCCGATACATGCTAGATGTTTACGAGAAAACCTACCCCCGAGTTAAAGGACTTTGGTATGACCATATTATTAAAGAGGTTAACACTACAGGCCGCATTGTTTCTCCGCGAGGCTGGACTAGGATTTTCTTTGGCAAGCCAAGCAGAAGTAACAAGCCGCTTCTCAATGCCGCAGTCGCGCATCCTCCGCAGAATCTTTCCGTTGATATTATCAATGAAGAGTTTTACAATGTCTGGAGAGCTTCCGTATATAATAGTTACTATAAAGATGGGAGACTTATCGAGTGCGCCCTCCGAGGTGTGGTTAGAATTAAAGCGCAGATTCACGACTCTATCTTCTTTCAGTATAAAGAAATACGATCTGATATACCGGAGATAATAGCAGGGATAATGAACACAACTGTTGCAGTCAAGGGCGCCGATGGGGTCACGAGAAATATGTTTATCCCTAGCGACATCAGTGCTGGAAAGACTCGCTGGAGCGAACTCAAATGAGTGTAGTTTCATTGCTACGTTCAGCGACGCTGCCGCCAGGAGATCTCTTTGCGATGTATTTCCAATACACCAAAGACACAGAGG